CTTTGCGTCGTCGTCCTTTGCGTCGGAATTATCATCTTCCAGCTTTGCCAGCTGTTCCTTTGCGTCGTTCAGTTCCTGCAAAACCTTTTCCAGAGTTTCACCCAGTGACCGAACTTCGTTCACATCTTCGGACTTCTTCACCTTGTCACGAATTTCCTGTGCCTGCTGTTCCTTTGCACGGATCAGATTTTCAAAATACTTTTTCATAGTTTACATACCTCCAAACAAAATTTTGATTTTTTCTTTTTCCAGTTCGATTTGATCGGTATTCACCGATTTTCCACGCTTCTGTCTTACACTGTCCAGCGTTTGACGGGCATTCTCCAATGCCTTTTTATTGCGTGCTTGTATGTCAGTTTCTTCGTATGCTGGAAAAGTCACCGCAGAAACTTCAACAACTGTGTCAATTGCCCGAATGTGTCGGGTTGGCTTGTCTGTGTCCAGATCCTCCCAAGAATCCTCACGAATCGCAAACATGAAGGACATGCCTGTAATATCGCCCCTCTGAACGGCAGAATACAATGCTTTTGCTTCGGCATTGTTTTCAATATCCAGATCGACACGAATTTTCATGCCGTCTTTGTCCAAGCTAAGCTGCATCGTGGAATTCTCATTATTTCGCCGACTACGTGCCAGCGGAATTTTGCTTGTGTCGTGGTTGACCAAAAATCGAACGTCCGTAAGATCCGCTTTGTCCAGTGCACCCCGATCAATGATTTCAAAAAAATCAAAGAGATCTGTTTTGGATTCATACACGATCGGGGTTCCTGTGATGATTGCCCCGTGTTTGTCGTCCTGTTCTGCACGAACTTCAAACGCGTAATTTCTTCGGAGCATTTCTTTAGCTTTCTGCATTGTCAGCACCTCCCGAATTGCTTCCAAGTTGGTAGTCATTTGCAATTTCCACATCGACGTAGTTCAGAGATTGCTTTCGCTTTCCGTTCAGTTCCGGCAGCGGCTGCAATCCAAACATAACGCGGATTTCATTTTCGTAGATTGCTCCACGATCGCCCAAGATACGAGCCAATTCAAGCTTCTGCGTCATGGTCATAAAGATCAGTTCTTTTTCGTAAAAGACAATCTTGTTTCCGTAGCCCAAATTTGCACGCGTGGAAAAAATGCCCTTTGTGAAGCACTGCCCCAACTTGATTATGATTGGTTCAAGCGTTTTCTGGTAAAATGCTTCATACTGTTCTTTTGTATAATCGCCGGTGAGAATGCACAGCGGAACGCCGAATTGACGGAGAATTTTTTCATCTATAAATTTCAGCGTGTCAGCGTCCACCATTTCAATCTGTTTTTGGAAAGGGATAAACTCCGTTTTCAGATCCAGCGGGAGAAAACCATTTTCAGAATTTTTCAATTTCGCTTCGAGCGTTCGCAGTGCTGCTTCTGTTTCGCCGTCGTCAACTAGTGTGTTATACTTGACGATACCATTCACCGCAAAACTACTTTTTAGTGCTTTACCAACGCCTTGTAGTAAAACGTCATTCAGTTCCAGCGTTTTTAAAAGTGCTCCGTTGTCCGGCTGCCCTTGTGAATTGCCGCCCATGTAGTCATTGACGGAAAAGTTTTTGCGAATGTGGATAACATCAGAATATTTAATCATACCCGAATCATAACCGTTATTGAAATGAAATTTCACAAGCAGCTTTCCGGAAGGATCTTCGAAGAAATCCACGTTCGCCGGCTGCAAAGGGTACAAGCCGGTTAAGCGTCCGCCGTTCCACGTCGGCAAAATGAAACTATTATAGTTCAAGAACAAGTTCCACGTGATTTTTTCCAGCATGTCCGAAGTTGACATGACTTCATTCGGAGCGTCCAAAACGTTCTGAATGTCGCTGTCTTGTGGGATACTGTCCACACCGTCAATCAGTTTCACATGTGTTGGATTCAGTTTTGAAATTTCCTGAACGATGCAAGAAACCGCCTGCTGAACAACGTCCGAAGCATAGATATTATTTCCAAACTGGGAAAATATCGGTGTTTGCCCGTTCATCATTCGAGCAAACTGCATTTTTTGTTTCTTTTCGTCAATTCGCTGCCGTAAATAATCAAATAAACCCATTGTTACCACCTCATTTCAACGCTTTTGTGAATTCGCTTCTGTATCTTCTGTACATCTCGTAAGCGATAATCAGAGTAACGGCACCGTCGATTCGTTTTGACGGCTGACCGGCAATTTTCACCGCCTGTACATTTCCCAGATTATCCATTTCCATTGCAGCATTTCCCAGACACCACGCGTCAATTTCATTTTCGTTGTAGTTCACCAGCCGTGCTATCAAATCCGCTTCACATAGTTTCATTGCGTTGGACAGCGTTGCCTTGTTCTGAATCACTATTTCGGTGTCAAAACCGTATTCGTCCATACGCTTTAGAAACTCTTTGGAAAATTTCACGTCGTAACCACATTTATAGAGCCGCAGCCCATAGTCTTTATACAAGGTAAAAAACCAGTCTGCGACTTGCGTCAAATCGATGTCGTTTCCGTCGCAAATGGTCAAAAGCCCCTGTTTCGCCCATTCTTTATATTTTGCTCCGGCTTCTTTATCATCTGAATTTTCCAGTTTACTTTCTGGGATCCAATAGTGGCTGTATATGTATTTCGTTTTATCGTCTTTCCGCATCAGCAGCACTTTTGCACTGGTCATGTCTGTGGTTTCAGAGAGATCGACGGCACCCAAGCATAGAGATTTTCGGAAATCTTCCAGATCATAAACGGCGGAATATTTGTAATCCTCGACGTTGAGCCATGCACGAGCGTTATTTTGCTTGAAATTGAAATCTTTCGAAAGCACGAACATTCGATCGCTTTTATTTTTCCGTCCAAGGTCAATCTGGGTTCGCAGATAATCCCATTTCTTAATGATTCCAAGTGACGGATTGCTTTTCTGCCATGTTTTTTCGTCAGACCAAATTTCCTGTTCACTATCTTGTGTGTATAACCAAGGTAGCGTTTTTTCTGCCGCCACTCCATCATCTTCACCGTTGATAATTCGCCGGCAGTCCCGCAAGATTTCATCAAGTGCTCCGTCGTTTACAAATCCCTCCGTTGTAATGATGATCAGTTTCGGATTATCTTTCAAACTTTGGGACTGTTCGATTGATTTCAAAATTACGTTGTCTTTCATTTCGTGCACTTCGTCAATTACAGCAAAATCAATGTTCCGCCCCTCCTTGTTTCGGGTGCGGTCAGACAACTTGAAAATCTTTGAGTTCGTCGCCAGAATTTTGATAAACCGCTGATTCTTTCGCGTATCCTCTTGCTGTGGATCGATCATTAAACGCATCGTGTCAATCGCATCATACAAAATCGAAGCTTGTACATCGTCATTACTGGAGCACACCAGATCTGCACCTTCGTTTCCAACGATGCTTTCAGTCAATTCCAAGCCGGAGCACGTTTCACTTTTCGCATTCTTTCTGCCAATCAGGAGCACAATTTTTTGGAATCGGTCAACGTGTTTTTCTTGACCGTAAGCGTTTATGTATGTTCTATCGGCAAGTTTGAAACTGTAGACCACTTCAATGAATGCTTTTTGCCACAACATCAATTTCATGGGTTTCCCGTAAAACGGGGATTTCGTGAGCCTGATGCAGTGTTCCATGAAGTCAATTCGAAGTTCCGCGTCGCTGGTGTCGTAAATGTATCGTGGATCGTCCATGTCAGCAATCAGATTATCCAGTTCCGTGACTAACTCGATTCCGGCGATAATTTCACCGCTGCGAATCGCTTCACGGTATTGCAATAGCCATGTACTCATGCTTCTGCATTTCCTCTTAGCTGGTTCAAGTACTGTCGGAGAGGGGAAACCTCTGCGGTTTCAATCTTTCCCAAAACTCCCAGCATGATCTTGATGCAATTGTTATATTGCTGCAATAGTTCCTTGTACTGTTTTGCGGCGTGAGTTGTTCGCTGCTGCACTGGATTCTTTGGATTCACTGCGATAAACGGGTACTTCTTCAATTCCGTCAATCTGGATTCCAGAAATACAATTTCATCAACCAGTTGTGACGTTGCTGTTTTGGCTCCGTCGTCTAGTTCATCACAGAGTTTCTCCAACTTTTCTTTTCTGTCCATTTGCAACACCTCACAACTTTTCAAAATCTAAAAGACCTTTGAAAAATCCTGATAAAACTTTTCGGAAAATCTCAAAAATTCGCAGTCTGTGAAAATTAGGTACCCCTCTGCAATCCCCAGCCGAAAATATTTTCGTCATGAGTGGGGGGTATATCGCGAAAACCATTCTTCGATAAACGGCGAATAGTCTATATCACGCAGCTTCGCACGTTTCAAGCAAACGTCTTTCGGGGTATCGATGAAAATAATTTTATTCGCGTTCATCGTGTCCGCCAGTCGTTCACGTTCACCTTGCAACGGATACCCGCCTATAATATAAGCGTTCTGCCACTTGCCACGACGCACACGAATCATGTCTAGCAGCGTATCCCGTAAGCCGAACACGTTAGTTTTTATCTCTGCCGGCTTATCATAGTTCCCACATCTGCCGGCACGAATCGCATTCCATAGCCGATCTACATCAAGCACTATGTCACTGCTTTCTGCCACACTATCCACCCATGTGGTCTTACCGGCACACGGTGAACCATACACGATATACACGCTCTGCATCAAACGCCGCTGATAGCCGAACCGCTGATGTATCTCATTGTGACATTTGAAATGCACAAGGATCACGTTGTCAGGGTTCAAGCTTATCTGCACATCGTCCACGTTTTCCGGTGTCAACTCCTGCGCATGGTGTGCGATACAGTCGTAGGCTTTGAATATCGGCTTTCCGCAGTGTTCACATAAAAGCAAACCGTCTGCCGTGCTACGCTCTAGCCGTAAACGCTTTACAAATTCTTCCCACCGTCGGGATTTATAAAACGCCTGTAGTTTGCTTATCATATAGCAACCGTGCCGTCTGTGCAGACAACGTGGTTTCCGTCAAAATACGTTCCAGCCGCCCAGCCCTCAGACAGTGTGATTTTCGCCCATTCTGCTTTTGTACCGGCATAGTACAGAATTGGTGCATTTTGTGTGATGCCAACATGATACTTTGAACCGGTACCATAGAAGGCATTTGTTCCAATCATGGTGACATTCTTTCCGATCTGGATTGACGTTGCATAATCACCCTTGAACGCTTCACCGGCAATCGTCTTACAATCCACATCGAGTGTTATCGGCTCCGAGTTTGCAAAAGCTACAGCCCCAGAATTCACAAGGATAACCCCAGATGCAACACTGACATCATTCACATTTTTCAGATTATACAGCGGGGAAAAGCTGGTTTTGTTGTCATATGACTTTGTGTTTCCTGTTCCGGTGATTTCCAGATTGCCGCTTTTGTAAAGCTTCCATGCAACTGTCCCATCATCGTTGAGATAGCCGTTTTCAATCGGAATCGTGTTTTCCAGCTTCGAAACACGCTCCGAAAGATCCGCAACTTGCTTTTTCAAATCATTAAGACCTGAAATGTCCTCAAAACATTTGTTTCCTTTTACTCCAAATAACGCCATTTTCTCACACCTCTTTACCAGTTATCTTTTTCGGCAATTTCTTTCCGCAGTGCCAGTTCTTTTTCTTTAATCCTCAGCATCTGCGGATCGTTCGCCCAGTTTTCAGAATCGTAGTTTTTCAAGCAGAGATTCAACGCAGCTACATCTGGAACGGATTGCTTCGTGGCTTCTTCCGTGTACTCGCAGACTTTTCCGTTTTCATCTACTTTTCGATAATGCTTTTTTTCTACGTATTCAAATCCCAGTGCCTTTTTCACAAGTGCACCTCGTAGCTGCAACACCAGCGTTTCCCGACCATTTTTTAAAAACTCCGCGAATTCCTTTTTTTCCGCTTTATATTTGTTAAAAGTAGAGTATGAAACGCCCAAATTATGAGCAATCTGCTTTTCTGTTGCTCCACTCTTTAACCATTCAGAAATGTCGGAAAATCGGGGTTTTATCGTAGTTTCATAGGCACTTTTCCGCCCACGTTTTCCCATGTCCTCACGCCCTCAAAAAATTACGGAATTAACTGGTTTACACGCTTCTGAACTGTTGCAAAATCATAGCCCGCAGCCGTCAACTTCTTTTTCCGTTCGTTGCCATTGCCCCACTTGCCCGCAATCACTTCACGGGCGATTGTATCAATGGATTTTTTCGCAGTCGCTGCCTTATATCCATTCAATCCCTTTTTCTTGATAATTGAGGGATAATCGATATAAGCATAATCGTGATCTACGTTTCCAGAGATCCCGTTTACACGCCATGTAGAACTGTTTTGCCAGATGCCATAGTTGCCGCTGTAGTTACACTTACCGTTATACTCTGCAACCCAAACCGCATAGCGTTTCGCAACGTCGATTGAAATCACGGTTTGCAGATAGTATCTTGACATATACAACCCTGCAAAATATCCTGCCTTTTCGAGTTCGCCGCAGAACGCCTTGACCAGTGCAGAGCAAAACGCAGAGCCGCGTGACAGCTGGGTATTTTCTTCCAGATCGAAATAAATCGGGTATTCGAATTTCTTTCCCTTGATTGCCTGTAAGCAAACCTTTGCTTCAATCTTTGCTTCTTCCACGCTCTGTGCGTAGCTGTACCAGTATGCACCCACGTTCAGCCCAGCCGCTTTTGCGTTTTTATAGTTGGTTTCAAACTTTGGATCTTTCTGGGAGATTTCCCGACCATAACCGGCACGGATAATTACAAAATCAATTCCAGATGCCTTGACTTTTCGAAAGTCTGTGATCGTGTTATGTCTTGACACATCAATACCTTGTACACTCATTTCGTTTCACTCCTGTTCTTTTCAGTTTGCGTTCCAAAGTAGAACGCAATGACGGTTGTAAAAATCGTTAGAAATTTGTCACCCTCAATGCTGCCAAACCACGACAACACACAAAACACGATTGTCAGCAAAATTGTAACAATGCTTTTTACTGTAAGCAGCCCCAGCAATTTATTTTTCATGTCTGATCTCTTCCTCAATGTCCGAAAGTCTGTATTCACAAACTTTCAGCCGGTTTTCGTCCACTTCCTGTTTCTTTTCAGCTTCATACATTCGCAGTTTCGTGTTGTTGTATTCATTGACACGTTTTTCCAGTTGTTCTATTCTGTACGCTGTCAACTTGCTACCACTCCACACCGTGAGAATCGTTCCCAGCAGTGTGGCAGCGGACACAATAATTGACGTTACTATTTCTGCATTCATTCATTCATCACCTGTCAACCATTATACGCCAATCTGTACAAACAAAACAGAAATTAAATTGTGCCGCATTTGTGCCTTAGCTATGCACAAATTGTGAAATAAACACAAAAACGCCGTAGACGGCATTTTCGCACATCTACGGCGTTCATTTCTTTTTTATAGTCCGAACAACTCTTTTATGAAGTCCTCTGAAAAAATAATCGGGCGTAGTTTATCAATCAGCTTTGTTCGGCGTTTGCTGATAACAGATACATCTACATCGAAATATTCCGCAATCCTTTCGTGTGTCCAGCGTTCGAAATACTTTAATTCGATCAGTTCGTAATATGGATCATGCTCTACTTCTTTCAGTGCCCGTTCGATCAGTTCACAAAATTTCCGCGTTTCGTCACTGTCGCTTTTCTTCCATGCCGGATATTCGTACAGCACCTTTTCGGTCTTTTTGAAACTGTTCAACGCGTTACTTTTAATCATGGCTTTTCGCTTCATTTCCGATACGACACTTCGGGCAGTCTTTCGTGCCGTGCTTTCGATCACGTCATTGATAGTCATACATCTTTCCTTTCTACAAATACACGGTATTTTTTCCCGCCAATCTTTTTGTCTGCAATTTCAAGTGAAAACTGCTGTTTGATTCTTTTGGAAAACTCGATATTTGACATCGGACTGAAATTGTTTTCCGCACAAAACAGCCCATAGCGGGAATAAATGTCACGGGTTGATCTGTGTACAACATCATCTCGTTCTAATTCTTTGAAAAAGAGTAAGATCGGATTGTTATCTTCTTCGTATTCCGTAAGTGCTTTCTGGACGCTGGCGGATTCCGTAAAGCTGTAATTTTTCAAAACACGCTTTAAACCTTGTATTCCAAGCTGCACCAAGTATTCCATTGCGGACTCTGTCCGCAGCTTGTACTTGATATATGGATCATAATCAGGATCGTTTTTTGTGAAACGTGCGTTAAAAGGGATAATCACAAGACGGGAGATAACTGCACCGGACTTGTCCTTAATACGGGGAATGTTATTCGCAGAAAAAAGGAATTTTGAATAGTTTTTTAGATCGAACGGATTTTCGCCTTTTCTTTCTACGTTGACCGGATCACCGGAAACCACCTTTTTGAAAATAACGGGATTTGAAATAAAATCGTCGCCTATGTCGTCACCGATATTTGCAAGTTTTCCGAAAAGTTCCGCAGCTTTGAACCGCTGCCCCAACTCTCCCAAGTCCAGATTTGTGACGTTGTGGCTTCCCAAAAGATCACTAATCAAGGATAGATATGTACTTTTGCCGTTTTGTTTTTCACCGGTTAAGATAAACGCTTTTCGCAACTCGTTCCGGCGATAAAAGCAGTATCCAACAGCTTCACATAAAAGCTGCCGAATTTGTGAATCATGACACGCTAAACGATCGAGCATTTTGTCAACGTCAGAATTATATGCAACTGGGTTGAAATTCCAATCGATTTTATTTAAGATGATTAAGCTGGGATCAAACGGCTGTAATTTTCCTGTGTTGATATTGTACACGCCGTTTCGAAATGCAATGTATTCTGCATCACACATTTCTTCCTCTTTGTCGCAGAGTAGTTCCAAATATGCCAGAACCTCAGAGCGTTTCGACTTATTCAGTGCCGGAATATGTTTAATCATTTTCGCTTCAATCGTCGAGTACCCGCCCCGATATACTCCATCATCGTACATGTGTAACTGGTTGTCAATGCGAATGATATGGTATTCCGACTTCATAAACTGGGCGAACTTTTCGAAAAGAAACTTGTTGCCATTATAGAACGTTTCTTTCAGAAAAGCTTCGTCCCGTGATAGTGTCATGAGTTCATATTCACTTAACGGCTCTTTCAAAATGTAGTTGTTTATGATATGGAGGGTTTCGCGTACTTCTTCTTTCGAAAATCCCGCAGATTGCAGCGTTAAAATGTAGTTGAATAGCGATTGATTTCGCCCGTCACCCTGCGTCATATCTTCAAACTTAACTTTGGATTTTACCGGAAACAACCACGCGGGAATTTCCTGATACTGTTCATTTTCCAGAATATCATAAATTATTTCGCGTTCGCGACCGTCTTTTTTCAAAATAGCGTAGCTGTTAGCCTTACCGGTTTTCACATCAGCCGTCAAACCACATGCTAAATGTGCACCCGTCGCACACTTTTGAATTTTCGAGTTTTTGAAAAAGAAGTGTTTGCCGCGTTCAGTTTTGGAAACACGGCAGAGGATTTCTTCCTTTTCAACGATGTTCATCAAAATTTCTGATTGCTCGAAATCGTCCACGTCAATCATAATCGCATCATCACTCAGAACACCGCCGTAGCTGTCACACTCCTGCACTTCGTCCAGAGTTCGCAACGGGACATTTTTAAATTTTTCCGTTGCAGATTTTCCATTTATTTTTACATACCCACGAAAAAACATATCTCAATCACTCCAAACCGATTGCAATTTTCAGGCAGCTGTCAATGTGTCGCATAATCTCCGGCGGAAAATGTTCCGCCGCTTCCCAATCCGGCTTCACTTCCACGCACGTGATTTCTTCACACTGCACCGCAGAAGGGTAAATTTTTCCGTAGCACACAACACAGTGTGTTGGCAACTGTTTATTTATTTTAGATGTCAGCGGTAATACAATAGTCCGCCCAGAGTAGTAGTTTCCAGTGTCATTTTGTACGACAAGATAAGGTCTGCACTTATTTCCCATATCGGCAAAAAATACATCACCGCGTTTCAATTGTGACATCTTCACACCTCCGTTATTCGTCAAAGGACATCTTCAATTCTTCTTCCAGCCGCTTATTATCTGCGTAGAGAAGCGGAATTGCAATCAGAGCAAAAACAAGCAACATGATTTTAAGCATTCAAAAACACCCCCATATATGGTAGGCTCTCAACCCATCCACAAAAATCGTGCCATTCGTCCAACTTGTGATTTTTGCGGGCGTGGTACATGTTCATAAGCACTTCATAATTTAGAAGCACTGTGCGCCGCTGATTATATGACGAGGGCAACAGCTGAATCATCTGCCACCACCAAAATTTTTCCTTGGTTTTCAAAAACATCATTCTACAATTGTTTAGGCGGCCAATGGTTATTTTTAACAGTGCTTTCGGTGTCACAAGAATGCTCGTATCCTTTCCGTCAGCATTCAAAAGTTCAGATCCAGCCTGATCTTTGTCCATCACAAGATGTTCATGTGAAAAATCATCAAGCGTAAATTCTTTTTTTGGAAGCGTGTGCATCGTAGAACAGCCATTCGAAACCGTTCCAACCTTGTAAGTGTCCGCCTCTTTCCACCAGTAAAGTGGGGCGGTAATGTCACAAGTAACCATGATAAACCGCATAAATTTCCGGTGATCCGTTCCGGCTTTCACAAGCTGTTTCATTAATGCCAGATCATTTTCGCCGGCAACAAATTCATCTTCCGTGAAAAAATCGCAGCCTTTTTCTGCAAGACATTCTTCACAGGACGTGTCATAGCATGCAGCACTGTCGGACTTGTCCCAGCTATTCAGCGGGTTCCGCATTCCACGAATAGCGGCTCCCCAACCATAGACAGATACATTTTCAATCTTTATCACAGAATCACACCTCCCAGCAGAAAACCGGCGACGAAACACCAGAAACCGATAAACATATAGCCGATAACATTCATTAAATATCACCTTTCTTTCTATGTTTCGAACGTTCTTCATCAAAACCGTCTGGATACCAATCACGCAATTTCTTAACATTCATTTGCAAAATTACGTTCAGATCGTATCCAATTGCTTCGGCTGTTACTGCCAGATACCAAGCCACATCTCCCAGTTCTTTGGCAAGGTGCTCTTTATCGAGTTCGTGCCCCTGAAACAAATGTTTCTTGACCAGATCGACACATTCACCAGCTTCGCCACACAAGCCCATAACGCCATTTTGCAGCAAATCACCGTGCATTCCGTTTGCGGTTCGTATTGCTTCCTTTTGGTATGCGTTTCCAGTAATAACGCGTAACATTCCTTTCCCAAGTTCGCAGTTTTTACAACTGCAATTTTCCACGCACAAACCAAAAACACAATGTTTACACGAAAGCGGTTCAAATTTCATCTTACTTCACCCCACTTTTCACAATCGGCATGATCACAGCACACACCTTTCCGCCTTCTGTAGCAACGATAGCCGCCTTTTCATACGGCTGATAAAACTTAACCCTTGTGCTCATATCGAAATACTTCAAAAATTTTTCGTCGATCAGCGTTTTCCACTTTCCCGAAACGGGTTCTAGCACTCTGCACAATTTTTTACCATGCTGTTCGCAAACATCAGTATACCGTATTTCATTGCATTCCCAGTTACGCGGGAGCTTTCCCATAAATGTTCCGTGAGGTTCAGCATTGAAAATAAACTTTTCACGGGGAACGAACATCGCAAAATAGCCGTCGTTGGAAACCACGATCGAATCTTCGTATTCCCAGAGCATGACATTCTTTTCTTTCAGCATGGCTTTCGCCGTTTCTAGCATGTACTTTTCAATCTTCATCTTTCTTTTCCTCCAACTCTATGAATTTGTTCAGATACCAAACGGCTTTTTTCACGTCCTCAACGCCGTTCTTTTTCCCGTGCCGCCACAAGTACTTAAACGCATTGCAGATGCAGAAATTTTTCACAGCTTCACCTCCCCATTGTTCCGCCATTGCTTTTGCAATCCCAGAAAAAGTCTTGCTTCTGTTTTTGGCTCTGTCTTTTGTAAAAAGCCCTTTATGCTTGGTATCGTGCTTATGGCTGTAGCTACCAGACGGACACCATGCCCCTACAGGCTCCACGATGTCCGTCGGCTGTAACGGCGGCAAATTTTTAAGCCACAGACACGTCCGCTTGCTATATGGGTGTCCATACTCATACGGCTGTATTGTCTGCGTGTACTTAGGCAACTCATACACGCGGCTTGGGACTGGGTTTTCAACGCAAATTTTGGGGCAGTCGGCATTCAAAAATTTCAGAAAAAAATTTTTTGCATCAAGTCCCTTTGCGTATCTCTCTTGGTTAAGCACGTGACCTTTCCAAAGGTGACGTGCTCCGGCGTTGCTGAGATATGTGCAGTGCGTCCTCTACTACGTGCCAATCTGGGTGACTACCGGAGCATTTTTGTATATCACAGCTGTATGCTTCGTGTCCAAGCCGCCGAAATTCTGTGCAGACACGTTGCGATTCCTCACACGCTACTAAAACTTTCATTTCATTCACCACCTTTCAATTTGTTCAATTTTTTCTGTGCATATTCCAGAGTATCACACAGCGTTCCAAGCTGTTCGCTTATGCCGTCAAGCTGTATCTGTGCTTCATTCAGATCTGATTCAACATCATACCCAAGTAGGCGGTTCGGTGTAACATTCAATACTGCACACATCTTCAATATCGTTGTCAACCTCGGTAAACAGTGCTCCGATTCATATAGATAGAGCATATTTTTCGTGATTCCGATCCGTTCCGCAAGTACTTCTGCGGACAGTCCGCTTGCATATCGCAGTAACCGCAGATTCTTTCCAAATTCCATTTACTTCACCTCCACGCCATAGTCTTCCAGACGCTTTTTTGCAAGGTCCATGTACCACTGACGATCCAGCTTGTCCGGCACACTCACACCCAAGACAGATTTATTAAAAATGAAACAATTTTCTGGGGTATTGGCAAATTTTTCAATCGTCGCTCCCTCGCGTTTTTGTTTCCCAATGAATCCATCACGTTTCGATTTTGACGCAAAAATTCGAAATGTTTTATCTTGCAGCCGTTCGCCATTATGCCATGCACACAAGTACTTGCTACTGACTTTTACGACCTTTTGAAAAAGGTTCAGATCGTCGCAACCCTGAATGGTTTCTTCCACCGGAACCCCGTTCATCATATATTCAACAAGTGCAGTATTAACAATTGTTAAATCATTTTTTAACGGACTGTATTCTTGCACATATGAGCCTTTTCTTTCAATTTTGCCATTATTGAACCGGAAAACATAGTTGTTAACGTCTTTCTGAAAAATCTCTGTGATAACGTCGAAAGCAAGCCCCATTCCGGTACGCTGTTCCCACTCGTAGCAAATATCGTCAGTCTGATAAAATGCTTCGTCGGTGTCTGGAATTTTAATAATCAAACCGTCCGTGTTGGACTGTATCAATTCAAATCCTTTTACCGTTTCCAGCTTTTCAATCAGATCAACCAAAAGTAGCTGCCCGTTGATGCAAATGTTGTTTGCCTGCTTCGGATCATAAGCGGGGGAATTTCGGTCTTTACTGATTCCATATGTACCATTCAGAACGATTTTATAAGGTGCCTGTTCTTCTTTTTTACCTGCTTTTTTCAGTGCTACCCGCGTGTCATAAATTTCTTTGAATTTTTCCGGTGTTTGGCTGTTACGTGTCAAAAATCCGTATTTTATCATAAGTGATGGGTAATAACTTGTAACGTCCACATGTAGATATAAGCCTTTGCCGTGATACTTCGGGCGGGCACCGTGTGCACCACCCCACGCAAAGACATGAGGTACACCAGCGATTTCGATTTCCAAACGGGAACCGTATTCTTTCCGTTTCAATTGTTCTTCGAACCACGTTTTCACAAAAGCATATTTTTCTAGTCGCAGTGTTGGAACAAAATCGATTTCAAATTCATCGTGGTGTTCAATTCTTCGGCAGTTCAAAATTTTAGCAGATAGCTGTACTTGTGTTTTGTTGATATACGACAGCGGCAAGCCGAACGTCGTTATCAACGCCATATGTGCATCAAAATCACTCTTACGATGCATAAAAACTTCGATCAGCTGTTCAACATCATGAGTACAATACTTCACCGTTTCGGCAATTTCTGCATCTGTCAGTTTTCGATCAATATCGAATGAAACAGATGTTTCCCGAATATCGTTTCCCATATATGCTTCCAGAGTTTTTAAACCGCCGTCATTGATTTTTGCCACGTCGTAATTGTATAGTGGAATTTTCTGGAACACGTCGGAAAACGTCCAGCCCGCACACCTATTAACAATAATGTAATCATTGATATTTTTTGGATTGAATCCACATAGCAAACCTTTCAAAATATATTGGTCATAATGCCGTGAATTATATCCACAGAAAATTTCGTCCTTGTGCTGATCGTAGAATCCTTCCAGTGTCATTTCGTTATTGATAACGACCGTTTTTTCTCCAGTGTATGGATTAATGAAAACAACCAGCCAATCATATTTAAAAACTTCAAAGTCAAAAAAGTTTAACATAATATTTCCTTTTCCGAAAAGGGAAACCACGCCCTTTTCTTTACTGCACCCGTTTCCCGCATATCTCTTGCAGCGTTCCCGTTTACAATTAGTCCAAAATGTCTGCGATGTCCGCATTCTGGTACTTTCCCTCTGTATCCAACACAATCAAGTACCGCAACTTATCTTCCTGCACTGCTTCAGCGATGTCAAGAATCAGATCGTTATACTGTTCCCAGTCCTCAAAGACTACGGGAATTCCGCTGTCAAGGCTTTCCAGAAATTCATTTGCCTTTACCAACATGAAGCCGTCATTCTTTGTTCCGGTCAACACCTGATTCTTGAAAATGCACTGCTTCTTGTGCTCTCCCTCTGTGATCCGGAACTGTGCTTTAAGCATCAGAGCACCCTTGCTAGATTCTCCCAGTTCCATTTTCTCCAGCCGTGCGGTATACTCACCATCGGACAGCTGGTTTTCCTTGGCTTCTGCCATTGCAGATTTCATCTTATCCGCCGGAAACTGTTCGTTAAACTTCTTGAAATCAATAGCCATTATACTTTCTCCTTTTCATTCATCTTTCTGAAATAGTCCTCACTGAAAACAATCCCAGCAATTTCTGCATCATCACCAAAACCGTGGCAGACTGCCAACGCCGCAGCACTCTTGCTGTCGTCGTAGGTATCCGGACAAATGAAAACCTTGTCCGACTTTTCGATAATTGCGAAGGTCTTGTTATCAATCGCAACTCGACCGCCACAAGAATCCGTGAAAATCCGTAGGATCTGTGCGGGGCTTGCGTCGGGTGTCGGCAGTTCTGCACCGGTCAACTCTGCCTTGTATGTGCAATCGTCCTCCACATCGTTCAGAATTTCTTCATACCATTCTGGCATTTTGCGGGCAATTGCAGCAACGACGTTCGCACCCTCCGGAATTCTCACCAGCTTCACAAACTTTTCAAACTTCATCTTTCGTTCCTCCTATTATTCCCATGTGCGTCTGCGTCGGGGTTTCGGTTCTTCCTCTGTAGTTGCTTCTGTTGCCCGTCTGCGGCGACGCTCTCGCGGGGGTGTAGTTTCCTCGGTTTCTTCGTTCTCGCTCTCTGCGGGGCGGCTGGGTGCTTCTGCGGGCTGTTCTTCGGTTCTTCTCCGACGTGTACGCTTTTCCGGCTTCGGAGCGTCTGTAGACACACCGCCGCATTCTACTTCAGCATCATGTTCCGCCATGATTTTGGCAGAATCTTCAATCGGCGTTCTGAGTTCCCAGTATTTCCGGATCGCGGTGTCAACCGCTTTCAAATCGTTGTCAATCTCATACGTGGAAAACATTCCCAGCGGGCTTTTCACAGTATCGTGACCATTGTTTTGTGTCGTAAATGTATACACGCCGTCTTTCACTGCCGTTTTGAGCACAATGCTCGTCATGCCCTCCAGAGTGATCTTTTCGTCCAGCAGTTTCCCGATTGTTTTCGCTTTCTCGTTGCCGTTGTCGTCGCTGTCGGTGTGCATCAAAAAATATACGATCGTGTCAAACGGCAGATCCATAGATGCACCATTTACAAGCGTCCAGAAATTATAGCCAATTTCTGTGAATTTGTCATAGCCCTTTTCGAAAGAACGCCGCATGAACTCGTTCGCCATAAGATACTGTGCATCATCAATGACAATCGTTTTCTTTTTGGTGGCGTTAATCGCTTTCGCAATGCCGGCGTAGTCGTCGCCTTCGTAGGTTTCTGCAAAACGTCCCTTAAAAGGAAGCGGCTTTCGTATAACATTGATATGCAAAATTTCATCACTTTTGAAATTTCGCAGGCTCGTGCTTTTTCCGGTGCCGCTATGTCCAAGAATAAATACAGGAATTCCCATTGTTTTTACCTCGCTTTCACTTAATCCTTAAACTTTCGCCACGTTCGCCATAATGGGCGAATCTGGTATCACCACTGTCCAGCAGTTCACGGATTGCTTCCAGATCTGCGGTTTCCGTGATTTTTACAAGATCGTCGGGAAGTTCCGACGTGTCTTTCACATCAAGGACGACCGGCAACTTACCGCCGTTCTTTTGAATGGAAAATGAAAACAAGTCGGTCTTGAACTTTACTTTACCCGTTGTTTTCATCATGTCAAACAGCCGTTCCTTAATTTTCTGAACGTTGGTTTCCAGCTGTTTCCGGCGTTCCGCCAGTCGCTTTTCCTCTGCCTTTGATGCAGTGACACTCGCTTCCAACTCTTTCAGAATTTTCGCGGTGTTTTCCGCCTTGACTTCGATTTCCCCGTCGATACCCTCCAGAGTATCAGCGACTACCTCCGGCGGAATATCCGGATCATTTGCCAGATCCAGAACTTCCAGATAATCCGCAGTTAACTCGTACATGGTTGACATTCTTTTTCACCTCCAAATTTCCGGAATTTCATCACGGTTGTATGAATCAATTCGCAATCCGTCAACAAAAGACTTGAATTCTTCGAATTTTGACGGGTATAGCACGAAAGCAAATCCACCAGCCGCAACGATTTTCCGGACGTTATAAAGTTGTATTTCAGACGGTTTCCCGTTCTGAGCCTTGACCTCGATCCCAACAAAATAGCCGTTGACACATGCTAAAATATCAGGCACGCCGCTTTTTGTGTACTGAGCACCAGCCCAATATTTCACAAACCATGCTCCACGACTTTGCAGAAAAGTTTTGACTTTGTTTTCAAAAAGTTTTTCTGCTCCCATGTCAGCACCCCAGCCGCCGAAGAATCACATCAAGCTTTTCTTCTATGCGTTTCAGATACACTTCATCAAGAGAGAGTTCAGAAGGCTTCTTCTTGATAAATTCCGTTTCCGAAACATTCAGACAGTGGCACATGGAAGTGTATGCCATTTGTGACATCACATTTCCACCGCTGAGGATCCGGCTCATGTATGAGGGGCTAGCCCCCATATTGACAGACAGCACAGAGGGCTGTATACCATGCTCCCGCAGATAATCCCCCAGCTTGTCCGCATCAAGCCCACTTACTTTTTTTGCACTTCCCACTACTTTTCACCCTTTCAAAAATAGTTTTTCTGTGAAATCGTGCCGTGTTTCGAGAACGGCATAAATTTTCTTTTCCACACTGCCCTTACAGATCAGCCGATAGTAAAAACACGGTCTTTCCTGTCCGATGCGGTGAGTTCGCTTCTTACTCTGTTCGTACAGTTCAGAGGACAGCGGGGGAGTAAAATATACAATTTTGTTACTTTTTTGTAAATTTAACCCCATTGCTCCAGCTTGATACTGTATCAAAGTAACGCTGTTCGCCTTGTTTTCATAGGCTGTCAGGTCTTTTTTCTGTCCGTTTACCTCTGAAACAGGGCGGTTCCACTCTTTGCAAGCGTATTGCAACATGTCAAGTTCATCGTTGAAATTGTAAAAAACAATCAGTCGATCTTCGGTACTACTTAACAAATCCGTGAACGATGCCATTTTTTCCGCAGAATACGCCCCGCACAACTGCCGTTGGTATAGCATTTGCGTCAAGGTGGTATCCCCGACCAGTTCCTTTCCGTCAATTTCCACAATTTTATTTTTCACAAATTGTTTATATTTCGATGAAACTGGAACTGAAATATCTTGAAACGTCTGCGGGGGAAGATCGAAAACGTCCTCAGTTTTCAGAAAATGACAGCCGAATTGACGCATGCGACGCTTCAAACGTCCGATATTTTTATACCCGACCACAACGGGGATCTTAAAACCGCCTACATCAATATTTTTTGTTAAGATGAATTCGGTATAATATTGCTTTTTTGTGATATTCCACCCAAGCAATTTTAACTGTGAATACAAATTTTCATACTTACCACCCGTAGGTGTACCAGATAACAAAATCACATTGTCGGTTTTCATCTTCAAAATTGCTTTTGTTCTCTTTGCCCGATCATTTTGAATCATGGAACTTTCATCTAACATAATGGTATCAAATTCCAGTTTCAGCAATTCCGGACGACGAAAAACAAGATCGTAGTTGACGACACCAACAGCAAAATCATTCGACGCTTCCCGCAGAAAATCCGCAAATCCGCTTTTGGTGGTCAAGTCAAACGTGCTTGTGGCAAGTTCACGCTCTTTACAAAAATGCTCCACCCAGTCAGATACTTTGGACTTCTGACAGATCACAAGATTCACACGCCCACCGAGCCGCAGCATCTTTTCCGAACCTGTGAACGTCTTACCTAAACCCATAACTAATCGTGATAAAACGCAACGTGTGTAAAATCAGCCGTATCCTGTAAAGCTGCTTCCTGATGTTTGTACAATTTTACCACAAAACCACCCCCTTTACAGCTAGCCGAATGGTTATTACCACTCGTAAACCTCTACGTCGTCTGGTTTTTCGTCAATGTCCATCGCAAGCTTGCCCTCATGCATGCGGATCCAGATACTGTCTTTCGGAACCATTTTGAGGATCTCGAACACGGTCACGCCGACGGGGGAAAGCCCGTCATAATCGCGGAACGGATTTCGTTCCGTTGCTTTATCGCCACACCGCCACTTATACCCGCGTTCTTCACACTCTTTCAAGAAATCGTTAATCGTTTCGCGGTTCACCTGAACCGCCATTTTTCCGAGTTCAAACCGTGTCCACATTGACAAGCTGACAACACTTTTCGAATCCTTTACGGTGGATAAAACTTCTTTTGTCTTATGATACATATCCTCACGAATCAGAGATGGTTTTTCGATCATAAGCCGATCAAACGCAATCCGTGCACCTGTCGCAAAGTCGAAAGTATCTTCTGGAGAGCATTTCGCAACGCCGGCAGAGACTTTCTTTCCGTTCTCATACCATGATGCAGTAACGCGGTTTCCGTCCCGACACACCACGATTTTCGGTTCTCGCAATAGGATCTCCGGCTTTTCATACTGTACCACGGGTTCCAGACGTTTCGAAAAAGTAGAACCGGCGTCAAAAAACTCATAGTTATTCCACGGCTTTTTTCCAGAAATAGTACTATAAGCGTATCGCACATTTCCAGAATTTTTGTACTTGTTTGTGATCTGAATTATATTGCCTGTTTCCAAACCGCTACTACCAACGCGATACACCTTTCCAACCTCGATTTTCATCGTTTCTTTCGCTCCTTTCACTTTTCATTCACGATCGGGAAAAGAAACCCAAACGGAATGATGCAATCAAATTCTGTGTCCCCGTTCTCATTCTTGTGGACGTTCTCCAGCTTTGCCAACGGCATAAACACAGTTACATCAAGGACTGTGTCCCCGTTCTCGTTCACATGCTTCTGTTTCAGTATCATGATTTTTCTCCTGTTCTCGTTCGAGCAATTCCGGATATTTTGCGTAAAATTCTTTAATAAGTTCTATCAATTTCTTTGCACACAAATCCTCTGGAACTGCTTTTTCGATCATTCAGCTTCCTTTTCGTCTGTGCGTTCCGCTTCTCGCTCTACTTCTCGCAGTGTGTCCTGAATGCCCTCCACATAACCGAGTGTTTTTGCAACGATCAGATCTGACGCTCCATTCAGTTCCAGAGCAATTCCCAGTAGATCACGGAGATTCTGCTCACTCACGGTCGCCATTTATTCCCACCTCTTTTCTTTCAATGTGTCCGCCAGTCGCGGACATGTGGAAACGGTCAGTTTAGAGCCGTACCGCCGGACGGCTATGTATAAGTGTTATACAAAAAGTTCAGAATCCTCAAAATTTTTGAATTCACACCGTTCCCACCCTTGTGCAAGCAACGGGATTCGAAAATAATATTTCCCAGCGTAACAGTAAAAATCCACAACATTTTCACGGGGTTCTGTACCTTTACCACCGTCCCAAAGATATTTGATAGTAACTTCTTTCGCTCCATACGCTTGACCTAATTTTCTCGCTTCGGTTCTTACGGTCTGTGTGCTGCAAAGTGCATCAAACATAAACCACACGCGAGAGTTATCAAACTTAAAAATACACAGTGCATGGTTTCCACAATTGAACTCCACATTGCTTTCGTTAATCCATTTCATTTCTTTATTCCTCCGTGATATTTCTTGCTCAGTCGTTCTTGTTGACGGTCTTCATATCGTGCTTTCGATGATTCAATTATAGCATAGTATAAAGACTATGTCAAGCCTTTTTTTGCAAAAAAGTATACAAAAAAAAGTCTACTATTTTGTGCAACACACACAAAACGTAGCATCAATCAAATTTTGTATTGACAAAATCTTCATTTCGCGCTATAATATAAAAAGAAGGGAGGTGATAGCATGAATACCGAAAATCTAAAAGCCGCACGAAAAAAGAGTGGAAAAACACAAAAAGAAATCGCTAATTCTCTCGGAGTTGGACAGTCCACATATAAAAATTACGAATGCGGTTTACGGGAGCCAAACGGGGATACGATTGTAGCACTTGCAGATCTTTTTGGCGTGACAACTGATTATTTGTTAGGTAGATCGGACGTGAATCCAATGGAAGATCTACAAGAAGGCAACACAGTACATTGGTATGAAACATTGAAATTACTGCGTGAAAAATCAGGTGAATCCATGTCAAAAACCGCGGAATTTCTCGGAATCCCAAAAGGCGCATATGCAAGCTACGAATACGGAAAACGAGAACTAAGTATAGAAATGATTTCGAAAATATCACATCATTTCGGAGTTACAACGGATTATTTATTAGGGTGTGAACCTGCTCCGGAACGTGACGATCTGAGCACAGTAGTAAAGAATTCCGGTGTTGAAGAACTGGAAGATATACTAATCAGACGGTATCTGGAGTTACCGAACGCACAGCGTCAGGCAGTGCTTGACTTCTTACGTCGGGCAATTCAAGAAGAAGCCGATCGGCAAGGAATCACGTTGACCAAGTGGGAAACCGTCAAGGAATCCGCGAAAAACGGCAGCGGAACCCAAGTAAAAAGCTACCCAGTAGCAGAGGGCGAAAAGGCAGATAATGCCCCGCTTGTAGACGACAATCCATAATAAAAACTCACCTCTATGGTATAATAACCGTAGAGGTGAGTTATATGCATTGTGAAATTTACAAGCTTGCGTTACGTGCCAGCTGGAAATGCTTACTCGATTGTAAGGTTGTACAGCTGCCCGTGAAGCCCGTCCAGATAGCGTCTAAATATGGTATAGAGTGCCGTTTGACAGACGCATTTCTGACGGGTGGAGAAGCCGAAAAATTGATCCGTAGGCAGTCGGGAAAAGTTCAAATTGTCGTGAATCCAAAGGACACCGACACCCAGAAACGCTTCACGATCTTACACGAGTTAGGGCATTATTTACTAGGCGACTGTGAGCCAGCGGCAGACCGATTCGCTGCCGGTGTACTCATGCCGGCATGCGTTTTATTGGGTGCAAATGCCCTCGATCCGGTCACAATCTCCGGTATTTGCGGGGTGTCCAAGGCTGCCGCCGAACGTCGTTCCAAGCGGCTGTTTTGGCTTCTGGAGTATGATCAATTCATCAGACACCCTCTCGAACATGAATTATTCATACAATTTCAAAACTTTATTTACAATAGAAGGTAGGTGAGAGAAAATCCGTTTAGAGCGTCAACAGATGCTATAAGCGGATTTTTTATTGATAATATGGTAAATGCTGTAAAACGGTTCAAGATAACTTGAACCGACTTGAACCGCTGTTTTGCACGCAATTTCGGCGTTTTCTTGAAAAACGGTTCAAGTTCAAGATAACATTATTATTTATATATATATTATATTATATATTACTATCTATTCTACAGTATAAAATAATATATAAATATATATAAATATAAGGGGCATCTTGAACTTGAACCGAAACGCCGAAAAAGCCCGAAATTGCGTCATTTTCACCGGTTCAAGATGATTTTTCATCTTGAACCATCTTGAACCGTTTTTACGCATTTGCGTGCTTTTTTCCACTTTGTATTTCCGAATTATTAACAGAAGGGAGTTTTTCGTATGAAACGAGCCGTTTTTTACGGCAGATATTCAAGCGACCGGCAAACGGAACAGTCAATCGAAGGGCAACGCCGCGTGTGTGCGGAATTCGCAAAAGCTGAGGGGATCCACATCGTTGCTGAATACATCGACCGTGCGACCTCTGGAACGTCCACCGACCACCGCGACCAGTTCCAGCAGATGATCTCCGACAGCAAACGCGGCTGCTGGGAGTACGTGCTTGTGTACAAGCTTGACCGATTCGCCCGCAATCGCTATGACAGTGCCGTATATAAGCAAAAACTAAAACGCTGTGGCGTGAAGGTCTTGTCCGCCACCGAACGCATTACGGACAGCCCTGAGGGGATCCTGATCGAAGGTCTTCTGGAATCCATGGACGAATACTTTTCCCGTGAACTTTCCCGCAAGTGCAAGCGGGGGATTCGTGAAACGATCATCAAGGGCAATACCTTCACCCGTGCCCCGTATGGATACCACAAGACCGAGAAACGGCTTGCGGTGGACGAAGTCGAAGCGAGCAACGTCCGGCAGATCTTCACGCAGTACGTAGGGGGAGCGACTTTGCAAAGCATCGCAGACAAGCTGAACGCCGCCGGACACAGAACGCGGCAGGGCAACCTGTTCAGACGCTACAGCGTCAGCGACATACTGCACAATCCCAAGTACACGGGCACGTACTATGTCACGGATATAGCCGAACCTGAAACTTGCCCGCAGATCGTCCCACAAAGCCTCTATGACGCTGCACAGGAGCGTTTGAAGCACTCTGCACACAACGCCCGTATAAACCGCACGGGTCACGTGTTCGCCCTCACAGGGCTGCTACAGTGCGGCATATGCGGGCGAAAAGTCGTTGGTACGTCCGTACAGCGAAAATATTTTTACTACACGTGCATAGCAAAATCTTGCAAAACGCTCCCGCACGATCACAGCTTGACGATCAGCAGCGAAAAAGTGGAGTCCACCGTGATAGCAGCACTAGCAGATTACTTTACGCCGGAGCATGTGACAGACTTTGCCGATTGTCTGTATCGCATGTATCTAGCCGAGGACAGCCCCGAGCCAGACCGCAGCAAGCAGATACAAGCACTCGAAAAACAGATTCAGGGTGCTGTGAATGCCCTCATAGCTTGCCCGCAGTCAGAAGCATTGCAGGCACGGCTGACAGACCTAGAGCAGCAAAAGCAGCAGTTGGAACAAGCACCCCCAGAGCCGCCGAAACTCACCCAGCAGGATTTCGTAAAGTTTTTCTGCTGGATCACGAAAGCCCTTGACCGTGCCGACGACCGAAAGAAATTTTTTAACGCCGTGATCCACAGCGTGACGCTGTACCGTGACCACGTGGTCATTGCCATAAACTTGACGAATGGCAACGTGGATCCCCCAGAACGGATAATTTTGGAAAAATCCTTTTCGGATACTGTCGTCAAGTCCTCCCTCTATCCGACTATATCCAAAATTAAGCTTGTTCCGCCCTTGCTATTGCTCTATGTTCCTCTCCCCGCTGGCATATTTCGCTGTAGAGGTGTCTAGCGTTCGTTCTAAGGCGTTTTCGAATGCTCCCCCTCAAAACTATACCCTAAAATTTAAAACGCCTTAGAATCGATTTTAATGGCATTCTGAGCGATTTGCTCTGTATTGTGAATATTGTACAAATCATAAGATTGTATTTTGTGCATGTATACAAAAGTGTTCCCATTGTCATAAAACGCTTGACAAATGTTCCCGAATGGTGTATAATGATTACAGAAAGCACGAGAGGCGCTAAGAAAAACACAAAATCGGAGGAAACGAAAATGAAAAATTACAATCTGTCAAGCATCATGAGAAGAGCATGGGAAATCTACAGAACATTGAGCGGTGACAGAATCGCTAAGCTGTCCTACGCTATGAAATTCGCATGGGCAGAAGCTAAGGCACCGGCAGACGAAATTCTGAACGGCTGGAACATCACCAAGCTGGAAAAGGCTGGTGCAAGCCGCTGGACTAAGTACGGCAAAGATCGCATGTATCTTAGTGAAACTGGTGATGCTCTCATGAATCTGGAACTGGATTTTTACAAGAGTGGCAATGTTTGCGGTGCATGGCTGAACGACGAAAAGATCAGCAACCGCGAAAGTTTCCGTGTAAGAGAAGCTTACTCCAGAGCATATATTGACCTTGCAAGTGGAAAAGTGTACGAGTGCGTAGGCAGATATACAGATGATTTCATGGAAAAGCTGAACGCTACTTTTCACGCTTAATCTTGACAAATGTTCCGATTGGGTGTATACTAAACCCATACCAAAAGAAGCAGAAAGGAAGTTTAATTGTGATCGATTTTAACACATTTCGCACCCTCTACGCCGAAGCGAAAAACTATGATTCTGAGGGAAAATATATCATGAAAAGGGGGTGGCAAGAGTGGATGAACGGGCTTGATGATGCGGACGAAATCGCAAGCATGCTCCGGAAAATTTATAGCATGGCGAACGGCGGTTTTTCTGAAATCGTGAGCCAGTATAAAAACATGAAGCAAATGTGCAATTTTTTTTCTATTCCCTATTCCACAGCCCAGAAATGGAGCATCGAGGAACGGAACCCGTCGGAATACGTGCTGATGTTGTTGGCGTATGCCACGATAAACATTGACAAAATGCACAAATCAGAATGATTTATTTTGTGCAATCATACAAATATACGCACAGAAGGAATTTTTTTATAAAAACCTATTGACAAAAGTTCCTTATGGGTGTATAATAGATACAGAGGTTAGGGAAAAGCCCGAAACCCAAAAATAAAAACATGGAGGAATTTATCATGAACAAAATCAACGTAGAATTCAAAAGCGGAGAATCCAGAGTTAAGCCGTTGCAGGCTTGCACTTACATGCTCGCAAGCTGTGAAGTGGACGGCGAACCGGTAGAGCTGTACAGTGAGATCGTTGTTAAGAACTGGTGCGACGATCACGGCATTGACTTCGATAGCGAAGATTTTGATCCGGAAGAAATTGACGAAGATGTTTATCCGGTTCTGCGGAAAGAAATCGTGGAACAGGCTGCAAAGTACGGTATCTCCGAAGACGAATTGAAGTTCTGGTGGGACTGATTCACCTAAGCTAAATCAAAAAACAAAAAACGGCACCGTGGGGAAGCCCCTGCGGTGCCTTTTGTTTAGTCCACAAAAAAAGTGGCATGGATAGCATAATCAGTCATTGCTTTAAAGAAATTTTCTGTCTTTCCAAGAAATGTTATATATCCATCGACACTGATTTTTGCCGGAAAATAATCATATGGAGAAGGGAATGACGAACCAAGAATGATTATTTCCGCCGGTGGTCTGCAATCCTTAGGAAGTTGAAATATTTTAGCGTCTGTATACGCCTTAGAAAATGTAATGGATCCACTTATTTCTACAATATTTCCATACTTTTTATATTTTATGGACGTGGCTTTCATTTCGCATATGGGATCGGGAACGATCCAACCGCTATCCGTCAGCGTTTCGGCAGTCGATACAACGCCGCAGCTGCTGTATGTAGCTTCTGTGCCGTCGGTAGGTGGAGCTGCTTCAAAGTCGGCGGCGGTATGCGTTTCAAATTTCCATTCGTCGGAATTTGCCCCGCCATACCGTTGCTCTGCTAGGCAAGTGAATTGCCGTGTCCCGTAAATAGATTTGACGTTATACCATATCTCATACTGTATTCCGTCACTCGTGCTTTTCGCAAAAGCTTTTATGTCGTTTATCGATACTCTTTCCGGAAAATTTGTAATAATTTGTTTAACATTGAAATACTCAAATCCGTCATTGTTTGCATTACTTCTGAAATCTATGTCAAATAGTGCCACGCCGGAATTTCCGCTTGTTACAAGCATCGCCATTGTGATCGTTGTATAGCCTTTTGGTACTACACAATAAGCCACCCTTGCCCACGTCTTTCCAGCGGTTGCCGTGCTCGTGCTATTGTAAATATATCCAAATTTTATCTGACCTGTGCTTAAAGCATCAGCTTTTTTCGCCGTTCCGTCTTTTGGCAAGTACGCTATCAAGTCGGTATTTTTAGCTGAATTTGATTCAATTTCATTTAATCGTTTTGTAACAATTGCATTTTGCGGGGGACGGGTAGAGGTTTCCGAAAGAACGCTGTCAACGCTTACGTCACTTTCCTGCATGTAGTTCGACCACGGATAAACTTCCCCGTCACTGTCGATCACACGCATAAAGAGCCGGTTTTCTTCGGCGATGGTATTTTTCATTAGTAGCTGATACACAACGCCGCCGCCATTTGTGACGATGATAGAAAATCCATAGCTACCTACTTTACTCGGAACATTTTTGCAAGTATGATCGAAATCCGCATAGTAAGATCCCGTTTCCGTTACTGTGTTCAGATCTGTATTTTCCAGCTTTTTCGGAGTGATCCCGCCGCCAGAACTACCACCTGTACCATTTTCCGCCAGAATTTTTAAGTATTTGTCAATGTTTGAAATCGGTTCTGGAAGTGTTCCGTCATATGTCTTTGCCATTTTTGCAAGATATTTTTCCGCCCGTTCCGTTGGCATTGTCAAATCAAAATCTTGTGCCATTTTTAAATCCTCCCATTAAGTCACATTTCGGGTGATAGATCCGTATGAAACCACCGTGTCAGGCATGGAAACAGCCGCATAAAAACAGCCGGAGAAAAATCCGTACCCGTCCGAAAATTTCATGGATCCCGTTTGTGTATAACCGGTTACTGGAATTTGGTTGCAGTTGATTCCGGTTAAGAACAACGTTTTTTCGCTTCCCGTTTCACCACTTAACCCGTAACCGCTGCCGGTCTTACTGTATCCCCTGCACGTACAGTTTTGAGTTTGCAACACGTTCGAAGCGTTCACAAAAAATCCATAACCGGATTTTTCCGCAATTCCCACAAACTCACAATTGGAGTACGCACCGCCGCCAGAACCGCCGCATGCTGTCGCACTGCTGCCGGTGGTCTTTGTCGTAAAGCGTGAGTTGTCACAAGTAGATGTTTCAGAAATTTTAACGCCTGTCACGTCGCCCGCTGACGAAATATCTACGTCACATGCGATCATTCTGCTGTCCGTTGCACTGTATCCCGTAAATTCTCCAGTTCCGGCAAGAGTACCGGAGATGCTACAATTTTCCAGCGTTGCATTTTTGCATGTGATACCGGTGCAGCTGTCCGTCTGTACTACATCATCATACTTTACCGCCAGATTTTGCACAGTGCAACCGGAAAAATACGCGAAATTTTTGTTTTTCGCGGAAATCGTGTCGCACTGGGAAAAGTCGATCACGATATTTTTTCCGCTGGTGTACGTCATGCTGTATGCGGTGCCGTCAACTGCGGTTGTACTGGTATCGACACCAAAGGTTCCGACGACGTTCAGCGTTTTTTTCTGCTGTGCTTCCCACTTTGTCAGATGTTCACGAAGTTTCACATTATCGTTTACACCATTGCAATAATAATTGTTCTGGTCAAGTTTTCCAATTTCCTGTTGCAGCTGGTATACAATATCGACGACGCTTCCAGCATCTTCTCCGTCTATTGATTTCAACACTTCGAATTCGACGGGTGTTCCGATTACGTCCAGCGGTTTTGATAGTCTGATAGCCGTGTTGGTTTTGGTATAGTCAACATTTGGGATCAATTTTAATCCGTTCACATATATGTTAAGAATATCCAAAGTTTCATTATATTCTGGAATATTTATTGGAATATTTTCTTCACTTTCTGCGGCTGTCGTGTAGCTGCTTGTGTACTGCCGGAGCAGGGTAGTACTGGAAACGGCGTCTTTAATCGTCCGGAACCACTCCCAAAAAGCCGCATCATACTGTGCAAAAAGGTTCGTCGTGTTGATCTGGTCTATCAATCCCGTAACCCAGCCGCACACTTCGTTGTTTCCGCGTTCGTCCGTGATTTTGGATTGTGTAATTTCTGTTACGCCAGCACCAATATACACCTGTGCAAGAGAGAGTTCCCAAACGCCGTTTTCAATGCGTGTGAGTGACGGGGGCACGGGAGTACTTGCGGGAGTGCCTTTTTTGATCGCGATTTCCATATTTCGGTGTGCTTCGTCCGGATTCAGTCGCATAACGATCCGATCAATTCGGTTTAGTACCACGTCAGATACGTCCAAAGTCAGCATATACGCCGCAGAGTTATCAAGCCATTTGCAGTTGATGAAGCCCCAGCCAGCCGTTACACTCACCGTCATTCCCTCACGGGCTTGCACTTGCATCGAGTTCGCGGGCGTAGCAAATACGCCGTTGGAAATCAATTTCAGGTAGTAGTTTGAGATGTCGTCTGCATCATACAGCCGATCGTGATTAACAGAATTAAAAAATCCATATCTTAACGCCATTTTTATTCACTCCATTCGCTAAAAGTCGGCGTAATTTTATAGCCGTTTTCGTCCTCAACTTCGGTGATTTCCGTCACAGTTGCCGTGCCACTGATCCCGTATTCGTTCACAACGCTTACCTTGTCACCAAGCTGGTAGTCTTTACCATAAACATACTGGTTTATATCCAGCAGTTCCCCAGAAAATTCTTTCGTTTCTTTCGCGTTCCGCAATTCCTCGTTTCCTTGCTGTACCAGAAGTGCGGCGTACTGCTTTGGTGTGAGCGTTGATTCCTCGGTGTTGCTGGACGTGCTTCGAGCGTCAACCCACATTTCCCGCCGATACATGCCGACGGCAGAAGCAGCAGAAGCGTTTTCAATCACACGATCTTTTCCTTCACCCTCGCCGCCGACGTATGCAGAATTGTAAAAACTTGTAATATCATAAGAATATTCTGTATTCCCAAGATTTTCGAATTGTGACGAAAAAACCACATGCGTGTTTTCTGATTGATGTAAGCTTCTGTCTGTGCCCTTGTACAAGTCAAAAATAAATTTTCCGTTCACAAATCGAATTTTGAAACCGTAGCCGTAGGAAACACAAATTTCCTTGATCGTGTCAAGTAAATTTTTGCCTGTTGCTTGCTTGTCAATCGTTTCCGTATATCCCTGAACTGCACCCAGTTCCAGAAGATCAATTTTTCGGTTTCCGTCGGACGGAGAAATTATATTTTCTTCCATAAATTTCCGAATGCAGCTTTCTGCTTTTCCGTTGAAATTTGTCTGTTTGGAAATAATTCGTCGTTCGATAATGCTTTCAATCGATCTTCCCGAAATTGTGAGATAGTCGCCGTTTTCGTCGTCTGTTGTCAGCTTGATTTTTTCAAAAATCATCACTGTTTCTTCGTCGTCGCGTGTGATGATGGTTTGATCTGTAAAGAGTTCCAAAAGTTCCGTTGATGCTGGTAAATATATTTCAAACTCTCCTGCATCGTTAAATCTTTTAACCCAAATCACCGAGGTTGAATAATCAATCACGGAAACCTTGAAATATGAACCTTGTAAGTAATGCCAGACGTACAAAATCATATTATACACCCCCGTACAAGATCGCAGTTGCAAACATGATTTTCACCGCGTCAGAATCTCCAGTCTGCTTGAATGTGAAATCGTTATCACCCAACGCCAGCCGGAACCATGAGGATCCTGCTGTGACGTAGTTTAATAAATTTCTGGTCTGTCCCTTTCGGTTCAGCGTTACGCCCATTTTTCCGGAAACGGTGCTGATCGTGATTTCGTCGCCGTCCACAAATTCATACTTAATTCCGAAGTACGTTTGTGTTGTTACGTTGTAAATTGTCAGATCTTTGCAATTTCCAGAAATCGCCACCGTAATGGTGCAGCCACATTCCGCATCACCGGTGTTTTTGATGGTGCAGAGGGGGTATTGTTGAATTTCTGAGAACGGAATAGGAACGGAAATTGAAAAAGGGAACTCGAACATTGAAACAACTCTCGACAATTCTGTATAAATTGTTTCCATATCTTCAAAGAATGGACGCGGGCAAATTATTGAAATTTGCATTTGTTCTCGTTGTTCGAACAAATTTCCCTCTAAAATTTCGACGTATCCCAGAATTTTCACATGCCGATATTTGTTTTCAAAATAGATCGTGCAGGGGAGTTTTCGCGGAAAAATCCTGTACAGCCGTTGGCGGTTCGCTTCAATATCACCGTTTAATATGGTATCGATTACAATATTTCTTTGTTCGACACGTGACGAATTATAGAAAGTTCCGTCCAGACCGCCGCCTGTGCTGGTGTTTACAACGGTTTTCGGTGGTGTCAATCCCTCTATACCGACAATCGCGTAATTTTTAAGATTATGTGACAGTTCAAAAATTTCACCGCTTGAATTTTCAATTTTTAACGTAAACATGAACGTCACCCCTTACTTTTTACCGTGTTTAACAAATTCTTCGTATCTCTGTAAATGTCATATCTGGAAACCGGTTTCGGGCTGTAAACGTTTTGTGTAAAGTTGTACACTTTATCACCGCCAGAATTTCCGCCACCGGCTTTTCCGCCGCCCATTTCTTTGGACAGTAGGGAAGCAATTTTCTTCAATCCGGCTTTATTTTTTTCCAGCGGGATTACTGCTTCGGCACCATTTTCACCGATTTCAGCAAGTGTGGACTTGTCAACAATGCCGCCTTTTGCCAATCGTGGCAAGCTGACAGTTGGAACGCTTGGAATATTTATTCCAGGCAGTTTGTTGATTACGTCCAACGCACCATTTAGAGCGTTCGGGATCAAATTAATTGCATTTTCTACAGCGTACAACGCTCCGTTGATAACGCTTTTAAATGTCCCGCCGATTGCATCACCGACTTTTTCGCCGATGCCAGTAAACACGCCTTTGATGTTTTCCCAAATTCCGCTAAAAAATTCACCGATTCCATTAAAAACATTTTTGATCGCATTATAAGCACCTGTGAAATGTTCTTTAAAAAATCCGGTGACGTTGGAAAAGATTCCTTTGATTCCGTTCCATACACCGGAAAAATATGTCTTGACGTTGTTCCAGATCTTTTTGATTGCGTCCCATGCTCCGGAAAAGTCACCGGAGAGTACTTTCTTGACCACGGAAAAAATTAGTTTAATGTTGTTCCAGATCATTTTGAAATAACCTGTCACAACGTCCCAAACGATTTTGATATTGTTCCACGCCATTGAGAAGTATCCGCCCAGTACGTCAATGACGACTGCGAACACGGCTTTGATAGATCCCCAGATTGCTTCGAAATACGGCTGAACTGTATCCCAAACACCTTTGATCGTATCCCATGCAGCGGAAAAGAATCCGCTGATAGCGTCCCATGTCACCGACGCAATTTCCTTGATTTTGTCCCACAAATTGATCCAGAATTCGCGGAATCCGTCACATTTATTCCATAAAACAACAAATATTGCAATTAGTGCCGCGATTCCCGCAACGATCAAACCGACGGGGTTTAAACTCATGATTACGTTCAAGGCAGCCTGTGCCACGCCGACAGATCGAATAACTGTTACCAGTGTGGTAAATGCTGATACAATGCCTTGAATCATCGTTACAATGTTGAACGCGACAAACGCAGCAGCTACACCCGCAACAGCGGCAAGAACTTCATCTTTATGATCCACAAGCCAGCCGAAGCCCGCCTGAATAGCGGGGAAAACTGTGTTGATCAGAAATGTAAACGCGGTTTGAACAAGGGAACCGATTGGTTCGAAAAATGCTGTTATGTCGTCCTTGTGTGAAACGATGAAGTTTATACCGTCCTCAATTTTGGGAATTACCGTGTCAACGAAAAATGAGAATGCCGTATCAAGTGCGGCTTCTACTTTTGAAAAGTCCGCTTTCTTCACGAGTTCTACAACTTTTTCGACGATCCGCCCGAATCCCTCTTTGATTTTGGTAGTGATAGGTTCAATTGTTTCACCAAGTTCTGCTGTAGACTGTTCATAATCTGCTTGTGCATTGTTCGCATCTACAATGAATTGGTTATTTTTCTGCCATGCTTCGCCGGCTTTATTCAGCCCCATTTTTGTAAAGGTCTGGGTGACAATGTCCGCCCGCTGTGTCTGGTCAGTGCATGCTGCCAACGCTGCGGAAAACGCATCTTCAACGCTTTCTCCGGCCTCAATGGATTTGCTAAAAGCTGTCAATGCGTCGTCGTTGCTGCTGAGGGCTTCCCGATAATCATCAGTTGACATCTGAGCCCAGTTCAACGCGTCTGCAAATGTGCCGGTAACCTGTCCGACTTTGATTGTTTCGTTGGTAGCTTCTGCCAATCCGTCAATCGGGATACTGTCGCCATACTTAGCCCAAGCACCGATCACGGAGTTGGTCAGATCTTCCAGCTTTCCTTGCTCCAGCCCAATTGCTTGCAAGTTTGCAGTCGTCGTGGCTGCACTCTGGGTGTCACCTAAAACGCCGTTCAGCTGCTTAAAAGTTTCCGCTGTTTCTTCGGTGGAGTATCCTGCCCGCTGTGAAGAGTTTTCCAGACTTCCCATGATTGTGCGGTATTCGCGTGTTTCATCTGCCAGCCCTGCTACACCGGTGATTGCGTCACCGATAGAGGACGCTAGCTTCGAGAGTGCATTCCCGATAAAATCCGCAATGGCACCTTTTGCCACGGAAAAGCCGTCGCCGACTTTTTCCATAGAGCCGGTAAACTCTTTCGTTGCGGCTTCTGTATCTTCGGTGCTTTTTTCAACGTTTTTCAGCTGTCCGGATACGTCTTTCAGTTCACCTTTCAGGGCTTTCGCTTCGGTGGAGTTTCTGCCGTACTCTTTCGCGGCTTTTTTATACTCAGTCGTAAGCCGTTCCTGTTTGGATCTCAGATAGTCAGAGGTACCCTTGATTTCGTCAAGTGCACCGTGATACTTTTCGAGTTCTCTTTCCGCTTTTTTTACGGCGGTATCCTGATTTAAAATTTTTGTGTTCAGATCGTCCGCGGCTTTTGCGTTTCTGTTCTGTGCATTTTGAGCGTCAAGAAGCTGCTTTGCATACTTTTTCGCTTCGTCGCTTGATGCACCGTAAGTGTCAACGGCTTTCTGATGCTTAGCGGTCAGATCTGCGATTATCGACTTTCCTTTTTCCTGCGACTGGTTCAGGCGTTCCAACTGCTGCTTTAAAAGATCGAGTTTCTTTTTCTCAGCATCGACAATTTTTTCTTGTGCTTCAATTTTCGCGGTTACGCCGTCGGCACTCTTGCCCCAATCCTCCATACCGGCAGCAACGTTTTTAAATTCCGCGTTCGCGGTTTTGATCGTTTTGTTCGCGTCACTGATACCTTTTTTCAGATCGGATATATCAACCTTGAATTTTGTAGTAAAGTTTTCTTCTGCCAATGGTTTTCACCGCCTTTTTAATACCAATCGTCTTTCGTTGCCCGTCGTCGAATTACGCCATTTCGATTCGTTGTGCTTGCTTGTGGTGTTCTCTTTTTATCTTTCACTTGTTCATTTAATCTACGAAAAATTAAAAGAACGTCGTGAAACCGCTGTTCCCGAACCCGAAAAGGATCAAGGGCGGGGAAGCGGTCACACAGATTTGTGTTAAGATCAAAAAGAATCTGGTACATGGTTTCGGGGGTTTGCTCCCCCGAACTCAGTTTTTTTCGCCACCAACCGCGGCACCGAGTTCCGTTTCTGCATAGTGGTACAGTCCGCGGAACACTTCGATCAAGTTTTGAACGTGCGTGTGTCTGATTTCCTCATCTGTCACGCCGTCGAAAATATCCTTTAAAAACGGTTTCAGCTGCTTCGATGCCTTTACAACCATGATACCGATTTCAGACTTCGTGGTCATGTGCTCGAAGTCCAGAATGTCAAGAATATCTTCCACAACGCCGAAAGAAAAATCAATGGTTTCTGCTGTATATGTCTTGATTACGTTCTTACCTTCATAGATTTTCAGTTTAAGTTCCATTTGCTATACCTCCAAAAAATTAAGATTATGTACATGGGGCGGCATTCCGCCCCTTAAAATCAGCCCGCCTTTTTCAGCTTTGCGATTGTGTCCGGTGTCTGAACCGTGTTGAAGAATGTCGCCAGATTACACTTTCCGTCACGTTCATCGATAACAACAGACTTTGCCCGACCGCCGTTTGTAAATTCATGAATTGTTTTCAGTCCTGTAAAGGTTAATTCCTGATTGTTGGTGTCGGTGCCGTCGTTCTCTGTGGAACTGGTTTCGTCCGGAATGTTGAAAGTTCCTTTGAGTCGCCATACATAGCGGTATGTACCGTCAGTGAGTTTCAGACGATAACCGATAGCAAAATAGCGTTCCTCTGCGTCACCGTCAAGAAATGCTCCGGTGTCTGCATCCACGTTCTTTCCGATCAGTTTCGCCAGTGTTGCTAGTGCAAGTGCGGGAACTGTCAGCGTTACTTCGTCAGAACCCTCTGACCTGATGTTAATCATGCCGACGTTGTCGTAAAAGTGTGTTTCTGTGGAGTTTTCCACAGTCTTTGCGATTTCCGCTACTGGTGCAAGGATTTCCACCTTTCCAGCGGTATACGGATCGCTTTTGCTGTCCGCGGTGACTTCTGCCACAACGAGATTGTCGCAGCCGCGAAATTCTACGGTCTTTCCGCTGATCTGTGTATCTGCCATAATAAAAATCATTCCTTTCCATAATTTTCAAATTTGTACGCTGTGAAAAGTGCTCCGGTGTGAGTGGGCTTGTCCACGGAAACGTCTGCCGCTTTTCCTTGTAAGATCCACCCGTTATTTTTCAAAAGCCGTCGGGCTTTCTCCGGCATTTCTTCCACAAGCTTCGGATCGGTTGAGTAAAAGTAAATCCAAAAGCCCCAGACGCATCGGTTCGCGTCGTCGTCATAAAAAGCAGATTCCGGATTGCTGAAATTCCAAAAGGTGAAAAAGCTATCTGGGTACGCTTCATCAGCGTTCAAGCTGCCTTGTAAAAACACCGGAAAATCAAGTGTTTCCAGCAGTTCAACCAACTCAGATTTCATTACTTCATTACCTCCTCAACTGCTTTCTTAAAAATTTGCTCTTGAATTTTCTTGATTTCTTTCTTCACCGCCGCCCCATAGATCGCATCGTATAGCTTTTGATCTGGTGCTATATGAGGTTGTCCGTGTAGGGTAGTACCATACATGATATACACTGAGGGCATACCGCCATTTTCCAAATCAAAACCGACGTTTACCGTCGCTGTTTCTCCCGTCCATTCAACAGGCGGGTTTCGAATGATCGATCGTTCTGTATCGTGGGTTCGGTTATGCGGATTCATGGCTTCAATCAAATTTTGCTCCACGATTTTTTCAGACTTTTTCAATGCGTTCTCTGTGGCTTCTTTGACGTTTCCGCCCAGTTGCTCCAGCTGATTTTTCAGCACGTCGAACCCTTTAAAATCAATCGTCAACTTATTTTTTGCCATGCACTATACACCGCCTTTAACACGTTCAACCTTGAATTCACAGAATTGGTTGTTCATGTCACAATTTTCAGGTTCTGAAATAATTTCATATACCGATCCATTTTCCCGTAGCAATCGGCAATTTGCCGCGATGTCCGGACGGTACCACGTTGTAACTTCTGCCGTGTCAACGATTGAAACAACGCCGTTTACTGTTGTTTCCGTTCCTCCGAATGTTTTCCAGTTGACAAACAAAATGATCTCGCTGTCCTTTGGATAAACCTTTTTTGAAACTCCGTTGTATTTTTCCGTTGTCGGTATCAAAAGTTTAACCGGTGTCCGCAACTCATTGATCGCGTTCGGTCTGTACATACTTTCACCGCCTTATTTCGAGTAAGCTTCCAACAGGATTTCACAGCCGGCAAGAGATTCATCAATCATGATCGCGGCGGATTCACCGCTTTCCACAAACTTTGATTCTTCCACGCTGTAAATTCTTCCCGTTGTAACCGTCACGGTTTTTCCGTCAAATGATACTTCCCGCACATCTCCCAGTGCGTTGTTTGTATCGGTTTTTACGCTGCCATCTGGAAATTTCACTGACGCAACAAGTTTGTCGTCGTTTTTTATATGAAATTCGTTCAACATCATATTTTTAACGAATTTTCCTGCGGCAGTCGTGAGCCAGCCAAACGCAGACGCATCACTTTTCGGAATGTAAACAGAATACGAACAATTTGCCTTTTTGCTACATAATACCCGCTGTGTAACCGCATCGTAAAAATACGGCGACAGCTTCCCCTGTCCCGCGGAATTGTTCCACAAATCCGCTACGCCGCGGGTGACCAGTCCGGCAGATGCGGAAATCATTGCATCAGTCATACCAGCGTTTTCCATGTAAAAAACAACTTCATCGATATAAATTGAGATCGTTTCGTCCATGTATGTGCTTGTAATTCCCAGTGCATTTTTCACTTTTGTTAAAATCGTTACATCTGCCATTCTGGATCACCCTTTCTTACTTATACTTCTTTACCAGCTTTACAAGGCTGTTTCTGTCAATGACAGCACCGTCAACACTCATGACCGCCTTTGTTCTGTGATCTTCGTTGTCCCAATCAATCTTAGACTGGATACCCAGATCATAGCTTGTGTTCAGGACGTAGTCAGACGGATCAAACAGGAACGCAACGACCTTATCCTTTGTCGCTGTGGCTTCGTCGTAGCTGTCCATGTAGTCACCGCACAGGATAACGTCACGCCCCATGAGGGTACGTTCTGCCTTGCCATTGATGCCGTAATTGATACGTGCAATCGGCTGTCCTACGCTGTCAACCATAGCCACAAACGCCATAAAGGTCTTTTTGGTCATGAACCACTTCGAGCCGGTTTCATACTGCTGCGGAATCATAGCTTCCATATCGCACAGTGTCTTGTATGTGAGGTGCTCTGTGGTACCGGCAGCAATCTCAACCTTTGCGTCAGGCGTGCTTGCTTCGTTCGCGTTGTACAAAATGCCCTTCGGGTTGCCGGTGCTGCCGTCGTCGGCAGAAACAACCTTGCTTTCAATCGCCTTTACCATAGCTTCTGAAACCTGCTTTACAAACAGCTTTTCGAAAGCGGCAATTGTCTGTACTGTAACTTCCTGCGTCATGCCAATTTCACAACGCAGCTTAAAAGCACCAAAGACGATTGCACCCAGAGTTCCCTTTGTCTGTACAGCGGAGCCCTGTCCTTCTCCAACCCAAGAGGCGGACGGCTTCACGCTGTCGATCGGGATTTTCTGACCGACCGGAAAGCTGGTCTTTGTCAGCAGCGGGAGGATCATGCCCACAGCGTCAATCTTTTCCAGAATTTCCTCGATCAGATTTTCCGGAATCGCGTTCGCGGTGTTGGTGGTTGTGGTTGCTGCCCGCATTTCCGCCGGAATTTCCCGACCAAGAGTGACATAGTTTGCGAATGCTACACGCTTTTCCAGATCAGCCTTTGTGCTGCCGGTTACAACTGCGGAACGTGTGCCGTAAGATGCCAGCGCCTTCATGCGTTCTGCATCGTCCTTTGTGTCGTCGTTCTTTGCGTCGTCGTCCTTTGCGTCG